AACGGTACAAAGATAAGAAAGTATTTTGAATTTCCTAGTACTTTAATCAAAAAGTTTAATTTATTTTTAACTTTTTTTCGGTACGGATAGAAATGGTTGAATATAAAGCGTATAACATCGCAACCGGTGTAATCCCTCCGCTACGCTCCGGGACTCCACCGGTTACGTGTCCGTTATGGTCAATATTAGAGTTTACTTCTTTTATGTAAATCAATCCACATACCGTCAACCTCAGACATAGACTTAACCTCCGAAGGTTCTGGACGGAATAGCACATTAGTAACGTCAAGTACACTCAGGTTAGCTAGATTAGATACATTAACCTGTCTCACATCCCATATCGGCGGGAATACTAATTTTTTAACTTTCGCTCTTTTATTCTTGTACACGGATACAAGCTTTCCGCTCTTCGTGTTTTTGATTTTAAGAACGTTGTTTAATGTCCTTGCTCTTTTCTCCGCTTTTTTCCTTTTCCTGTTGCTTGTTTTTTTATATCCTATAATCTTACTAACTCCGCATTTTAATTCTCCGAACCTGTATGTTTGCAAGTCTGGAAATGTCAGTTCTAAATCTCGGGGTATTCCTTCCGAACATTTTAATTCTGCAAATTCATACGTTATTGGGACTGTTTTATTATTGTTATTACTCATAATTTTTAATCATTTAATAATTTGAATAATAAAAGCTATAACAGTGTTTTGGCAGTCATAAATTTATGAAAAATAAATTTCCGCCTCCAACACTTTTCGTTATAAACAATCGGTTCGTTCTTTTAAATAAGCGGCTTTCCTTATTAATCTGTCGTATTCGTTTTCATCACCAGCCAATAAGCACAATTTCGCTTTTATGAAATATGTGTCGATGATTAGATATTTCTGTCTTTTTAACTCCGCTAATTGTTTATCTAAATTCTTTAAAATTTTATCACTTTCATCTTGCGGAACGAATGGATGTCTTACGTTATGTTCACTTTCTTTTAATCCACAATTACAAATTCTTTCTTTTTTTTGAGCCATAATAATAGTATTTATAAGTATATATGATTAATAATTAAGTTTATAACATCGTTTTTGATGTCATAAAAATTAAGAAAAATAATTTTTCCGTTACAAACACGTGACCGTTAAGTGCAATTATAAAACGCCTTTTTCTCTAAGCCAGCCCCAACAATTACGAAAACCTGTACGAAATTCTTTTTTAAGTTCTTCATCCTCCTTATCTTCAAATTCAGTTGCGATTAAGTCATCTATTTTATCATTACGCTCTTTTAATGTGATGGATAGTCTTTTTTTCTCAACAATAATAGGAATAGTATCAAATTGTATTTCTTCTGCGAAAACAGTAACTATGTCCCCTTTTTCGGTTTCGACAATTGCTACACTTTCGTTATCGGCATCAAATCCGAGTTTATGAACAAAAACAGGAATGTTTGCACCTGCATTAGCTGCCTTTTTTAAAATTGCTTTTCTTAATTCCATCTTTATAATTTTTATGATTAATATTTTTTTTTTATTTGTAGCCTGAAAATTGAAAATAAAGCACTTAACAGGCAATTTGAAAACATTGAAAAATTTAAAAAGAAAATTTTTAAACGTTTCAATATTGCTATTCGTTATGGTTAATTTCCAAACTCATTGCAAACAGCCGAATATAATGTTTGTAACATATCTTTTATTTCTTTTTCTTCAATTCCTTTTTCAACTAATTCTGATGCTATTTCTTGAAAATTATGACAATTATCAAAATCCCACCATTCGCCATTTTTCGGTAATTCGTTTTCGATAAAATTCAATAAATTATTTGATGCTTTCATTTTATAATTATTTAAGATTAATATTATATTTATTTGTCGCTGAAATGATTAATAAAAACCATAACAGCGGCTTGGAAATAATGCCGTGAAAAACGGCATTATTCCAGAGCCGTATTCGTTATAAACAACTACCAAGCATCATTTGGCAGTTTATCAAAAAACTCTTGTGCTTTGTTCTCTGGAACTCTGATTATATGGTCATAATTCACATCCTTTTGTTGACTATTTACGGTTGCGATAACCGAGGTACACATAAGAGCTGGTCTATAGGGTTTTGGGTCAATCGCAACAATCCCATTACCTTCATATTTGAAATGAAATCTATCCATAATTCTAAGTATTTTCAAGTTAATAATTATAATTTAAATGATAAAAAACAATGCCATAACGATCGCAATCAGTAATGTCTTTGTACTTGTCCAATACTTGTCCGGTCGGATCACCGTGTCTGTCTAAACCCCATTGGTGTTCTTCACGCTCTACGAATTCCGGACGGTCGTCAACATGGACGTAATGATTATATAGCCTCAAAATATCAATTCCGGAACTGACAGCCCCGCTTTTGCCCTCCTTTGACTTTGCTGGAATTATCATGAATCCTTTTGACGCTATTTCTATAATTTTGTCCGATCTGGCATTGTCCGCCAGTATCTCAAATTTTTGCCCGACAATTTCGGTCAACCTCTTAATTAACGAATCGTTACCGATATACCCCTTATATATATGTAATTTGTGATATATCCGCCTAGTTGCTTTGTTTATGTTATACTCTTTCAATACCGTTTTGCTTCGCCCGTCCACGGTATCGGAAGCGCGTCCGCCGCCGCCGCCGAAATCAAGTGCAAATATCTTATAAAATTCATAGTCGGGCATGTTTTCGTAAGATGTATAATATATTTTGTCTTTACGTTCCTTTAGTAAGTCGAAATTTCGGATAAATTCCCAGACAAGCCCCTCAGACGGATTGCCCCAAAGTCCTAATGCATAAATATTATACTCATTAATGTTTATGAATTTCAAGTCTTCTAAATTTTCAATGTCTTCATTAGTCGTAAACGGATTATCTTTGTATGTAACATTAATCAACGTTGTTTTACTTCTGACTTTTTCGGTATCAACAAAATGTTTTTTTAGCCAGTGGTGTTTTGAGACGGGATTAAACAAGTAAAATATTTGAATCCCTTCTATCCCTCGGACACGTCTGTTGATTTCCATATGGTCGGACAGCATGGATTCATTCATTTCTTCGCCGTATACCCGTCCGATTCTCTCAATAGACTTTATTTTCTCCGGATCATCCAGGCCTTTAAATACCATTTTTGCACCAGATACGATATTCGTTATACTCCGTTCTTCGTTTGACCAACGGAAAGCGAAAAACCGGGTCAAATTGTAGGTATTAATCCGGGCTTTTATCCCTTTGTATACCGAATCTTTCAAGGTACTGGCTGTTTTCCGTACAATTAAGGTATCAAATTTATCTTCAAAAGACTTGATAATCAAGAACTGGTGAAACGAATAACTTTTTGAACTATCCGATCCGCCGTACAGCAAGCAAAAGCGGGTCTCTACTTTTGCAATCCGGTAGTATACGGGGCTGAATAACCCTCTTTTAAAGTTGATTCTCATTTGTGATTCTTTATTTCTTTTATTTCGAAGTTTTGAAATTAAAAAAGCCTCAACAATTCAGATACGAGCTGAAAAGTTAAGGCTTTGTGCGAGTAATTAAACTCAATGTCTTAATCAATTCTCGTATAATTGATTTTACAAAGATAAGAATATTATTTAGAATTCAAACTATTCCGGATTTTTCGTTTTCCACAAGATAAGGCATTCCTTAAATGTAGCCGATACTGCTCTTTTTCGACAAGACCGACCGATTCCTGAAACGATTCGTTAATATATGCACGTAGACCAGATTCGTCTGCGCTGGCATTGTGCGCAAAGAAATCATATAAATCAATCAATGTTTCTTTTATCTGTTTTAATTCTTTCAATGTCATAATTCCGTTTCTTTTTCTGGCTCAACGGTAATCTCAAGGTCTCCGGTTATTGTACTCATAACTTCTTGGATTTCTCGCCAACGATCCGGCCTGCGATTTTTCAACCAGAATTTAATTGCCGTTACGTCTTCAACTACCATACGGGTAGTTTCACGGGTCTTAACACCGTCCTTGCCGTCTTCTGTTGCTTTTTCGGTATACTCATAACCGAGCGCCCTTTTCAACAAGGCTTGTTCTACCCTAAAGTCCACAGGCTCTTTGCCCCGCTTAATGGGGTCAAAAAA